CCAATCCATAAACCAATAATTCCTGCGACTCCCGCAAAAACTGGTGGTGCTGGTACTGGCAATTTGAATGCTGCGAACACGACACCGCATCCAAAACCTGTGATAATTGATAACAGAACATCTTTCATGTTATTTTTTTCCTTGACCTATCTCTGGTAAAAGCGCTAAAAGTTTGTCAGAATAGTTGTCCAAACCTTTTACCTTCAACTCATCTGAAACCTCTTTAATAGTTTGCTGTGACTTTTCAATATATTCAAATGCCCAGTCTCTAGAATCAGATAGGAATTTTATAAAGTTTTCTTTATGTAACGTATCGTCAGACATATTGATGCCGTTATTGACTTGATAGTTTAACTCTTCAAGTGCCCTGTTTTTTATAAAAAGTTCAGCCACTAGCAAGTTAGACTTTTTTAGTTTATCAAACGTTGCCCAATAGGATAGTGCAAAAGAAAAAGACAGGGTAGCAAAAAATATTAAAAACATCATTTCCATACTATCTATTGTACTCCATCTCTAATAGCGTGAGTTGTCCAATAGTATAAGCACTTATCGCAGCATGGTTTATTGTATTTACTCTGAGTATCTTTATAAAACTCTGCATAATAAATATAATCTTTACGGTAAAGGTTGGCTCTATGGGTAATATTGACACGATTTACATGAGATGCCTTGCTCCAGACTGGCTTATCAGTACCCCACAGATGCCCAGAGACGGCCTCTAGAGCCTCTATATTGGCTTCATTCTTGTCTGTCTTAATACCTCTAAGGCTAGCCTCTTTAACCATGGCTTTTGTGTATATGCGTAATGATTTTTCAGCGTTTTTCCACATCAATACCGCTGGGTGATTTCGCCAAGCACCTGAAGATGATTGACCAGATAAAACTTTAAGTATTTGGTAGGATTCTAGTATCTGTTTATTTAATCTTTTATTATCTAGTATTTCTGCACATTGGTCATAATCTTTGTAGGGTAGAAAGGTTTGCATTAATCTTCTTCTATATCAAAAATATCTAGATCAGAAATTTTTTTAAAATTTGCTGCCGTCCAAAGTGATATGGCAGTTAAAAAAGATAAAACTATTAGTATTATTATTTTTGTTTTCTTTTTCATTTTGTTATTGTTGCTCCACATCTCAGACAGGCTACATAGTTTTTACCAGTGAATGGACAAGAGCCAGCGTCAACAAGGTTGTGTGATTTAAATTTACAAACAAAAAATAATGCAATTTGTTTTATCATTTTATTGCCTCTCTAGTGACTAATACTATTGCGCCACATTCTTCTAATGTTTTTTTTAATTTTACCACGTACTGTAGTGCTGATATTTTATCGTCATGCACCATGTGCAAAAATTTTCTTTCATCTAATTTTACCGTAAGGAAGTGCTCATTGTCAAGAATCTCCACACCAAATCCTTTAGGTGGCGTAATTGAATGCACGGCTTTACGCATAGTGTCTGTATACATTATTTATATTCTTTTTTAAACCAATGGTTGTTTTTATATGATCTTTTTATACTTGAAAAATATTTTTTTGTTGCTATATCTTGTTTTTCTTTATCATATTTATCAATTTCTCTTTCCCAACTTTCTCTTTTTATTGGAATTATCTGTGCAACTGGAGTTCCTTTTTCTATAATTCCATAAAAATCTTTTTTAATAAAAAATGGAAAATGAACGGTTAAATCGTATGAATCACAGTCAACTATTCCAGTAATTGTTTGAAATGGCAAATCAAATCTGTTTATGGGATTTAAAAATAATAAAGAATAATTTTGTGGTAATTTTAATACTAAATCATTATGCCATTTATATACAAAAGGAAAATAGCCATCTGGAACCGTCAAACCTTCCCATTGTTCATTATTATGTTCTGTGACTACAGTGTCCGTAGTTCTCCATAAAATCCAAGGACGGTTATCTTGATTAATTACTTCTATGTCTGCAGATAAATAGACTGTATACCCAATAGTAAGTGCATCATAAAATGGAGTACATTTTTTATAAGTTGATGTTGTTACACTGGGATTACTCTTTAATAAAGAGTTTTTTTGGTTTTTAATTGTTGATTTAGATGTTCTATACCAGTCAGGTACAAAATCAGTTGATGGAGAAATATTTATAAAACTTTCGGCTATCTTTGTTGTAGGTATAATTTTTATTTTTTTACTCATGTCTTCCCCATTGTATATAGTTCCAGCCACGCTCATGTGCGTAGTAGATAAATACTTTAACTACCGTTTCCCAAAATGCAATCGTTACAGAAAGAGAAACGTTCTTTGTAATGACATAAGCAACCGCAACAGAGGAAAGTGTCCCCCATATGCGATAACTTAATGCTTTAACAAATGATCTAGTCTTTGTTACTTTCATCATCTATATTTTCTTCAAACATACTTTTGGCAAATTTGTCTTCTGCATCTGCAATTCCTTGACCAAAATTAAATACCCAATTCTTTACGTTTTTCAGTAGCCGAAATAGCATGAATGTCTGCCCCCAGATCTACTTGTTCAATTTTATATCCTACATCTCTGCCGTATACAATGTTAGTAATATTTGGCATTTTAATAATCATTGCATTATCCATATAAGAGTCTTTTGATATATGCTCTTTTACTTCATTAAAAGTAAGCGGATCTTTTTCCGTTGTACCGTGTGTATTTCTAACACCAACCACTACCTGCTCTGTGCGACTTTGCGCTTCTTTATAAAGAGCGCTGTGTCCTTCATGCCAAGGTTGATAACGTCCAAGCATTAATGTAGTTGGCTTACTCCAGTCATGCAGTCCAAAACCTTCGGTAATGATATTAATTCTTTCTTCCATTGGAATAGTTTTGTCAAAACACATATCAAAAGTTTCTGGATACTGAAACATTTTTTCTGTATCTTCATATTCGCCTTTGCCAAATTTATTCATCCAAATTAATCTATCTGGTTTTCCAAAAGCATCTCTTGTTTCTTTTGTTGGATTAACAAAATCTACAACAACATGATGTCCTTGATTTGAAAGAATTCTTGAAACTGCACCTAAACGACGAGACTGTTCAACTCTGTCTTCTATTGTAAATCCTAAATCTTTACTTAAGTCAGACCTTACTTCATCAGCATTAAGGTGAATTGCATTAATTTTTTTCACTAATTCTTTTGCTAATGTTGTTTTACCAGATCCTGGCAAACCTATAATTTGTATAATCATTGTATTATTCCTCCATTGTTAACGATTGCCATGTTTCAGACCAATCTTTTTTGGTTCTATGTTTGTTGTATTCTCTTGAAATTTCTCCATTTTCTAAGTATACACCACCCCAGACACCCCATTCTTTTCCAGAAATGCCGTTAGCAAAGCATATTTTTTTTACTGGACATTGCTTACAAAGGGCATCAACTTTATACCTAGAGTCTTCTTGATCTTCATATTTATCAAAATAAATATTTGTATCAAGGCCTAAACATATAGCATTATCTTTCCATAAATATTGTTTCATTATTCAAACTTCTTTTTTTTATGTATAAATTTTTTATAATATCCAGACACAATTGTGCTTTTTTCATGTGCTTTAATTTTTGCATATTCTGTTAAATGATCTGCTTTTTCAGACTTCCAAGAATCTCTTTTAAAAGGAATAATTTGTGCCATGGGTGTTCCTTTTGGTATCACACCCTCAAAATTTTCTTTTAACCAAAATGTAAAAGCACCAGGCCACTGAACACTATCATCAACTATGCCACTAACTGTTGTAAAGGGTAGGTCAAATCTGTTTAAAGGGTGTGTTATCAATAAACTATATCCTTTAGGTAGTTCAAATCCAAAATGAAGTTGCCATGCAAAATGAGTTTTATTGTGGCCAGTTGGAACTGGAAGATTACCCGATAGCCCTCTATCTATTGCTGGAATTGGACTTGTTTGCCAAAACATAAATGGTTTTTCATTTTGTATTTTAACAACAATGTCTTGACTTGTATAAATCATATATCCATTAGTTAAAGAATCTAAAAATGGGACACATGCTTTAAATGAAAGATTATCAAATGGGTTTTGACTATTATTTGTTAATAGAAAATCCTGATTTTTCCACCAATCTGGAATAAAATTTTTTGCTGGTTTAGGAACTTCTATAAATTTTAAATCATTGTCATTTTGACTAAAAGGAATAAATTTTATTAGTTTTAACATTATGATTTATACTTATCTGGTATATTCCAACCATTACGGTTAGGCTTATAAATTCTATGTAAATACCATTTGTCTTTTACTCTAATTCCTACAGTAGATGTTTTTGCTGTGTCAGATTCCTTTAAATCAATTACATCCCAGCCATGCCAAATAAGGTTTTTATTTTTATTTACAATTTTTTCCATTGTATTTAAACTTCTAATAATCATTTTTTCTCCTAGTATCTAAAAAGACCAACATCAATGTTGCTTGCTTCTGCAGTTAAAACCAATTTTGACTTTGGTTCTTTTGGATTACTTAAAAAGGCAAAATAACTAATTTGATCTATATGCTCACTTAACCATGCAGGGGCTACATTATAGAATTTAATTTTTTTACCTCTTGCTTTCATTCCACGTTCTGACAAATTAGAGAACTCTGAAACAAAATTATTTATTTTTGATGGGCCAGCGGAGTAGATAATAAATTCACTATCTTCTTCTTTCATTCCTGATAAGGCAACACTCATGGCACGTAGAAATATATTGTATTGGTTAAATTCTTTTGTTCCCTGTACTGCCACTATCATCTGGTCCTACCCCTTGTTTTAAGTCATCAAGTATTGACAACATTCTATCTAACTCTACCTTAGACATATTCTCAACATCTAATGGCCTTGCTGTGTTTTCATCTACCCTGCCATCAATAGCATCAGCGGTATAAAAAACATTATTTAATATCCAATATGCTTTATTTTTTTCTATTACTACTCTTAACATATTTTTTTGAACATGTCTTTGAGATTGAGTAATAAACTTAGGCTTATCAAACTTTTGTTTTGGAATAACATTTTTAATCATTTCGTGAATATCGCTTTGCCTATATTTAATTTTTTTTAAAAATGCTATTCTTTTTTTATTTGATACTTTAATTATAGACCAACAAAGACACAATGTCAAGCCTATAACTAAT